AATTAATTGACATAAATTTTCTTGAAAAGATTTTCCAAATTGCGAAAAGTCTTCTTTTTCATTATAATTCAAATTATATCTCCAAGCTTAATAAAAACTAGTTTTTCCAAAATATTTGTATACCTATAATCACAACTGCCAACATCAAACACACCAGAGTCTTTGGAACAAATATACTTTCTTTTAAAAAGAAATAAGTTAAAATGGCAAATATAATGTTAGAAACACCAAAACCAATAAGTTTTGAAGTCCACAGGAGACCATGATCTTCTACAATATATTTAATAGCATACCAAAAACAAAGCCCCACTGGAATTGCAAATATGAAATTTGATAAAACTGGTCGCTCTTTCCACCAATCCCAAACAAATTGAGAATTAAACTGGAACCATGCTAAAACATTTCCAACTGTAAAAAATGCAATCCCTATTAAAGTTTTCATTTGACCCTTTGTATATAGGACATCTATAAGCCCATGCCCTCCTGCGGCTTAATAAATTATTTATTAGTAAATTTTTCTTGGGCTGCAGAAATTTTTTGTTCTGCTGCCTGAGATTGTACTTCGCTTTTGTATAGACCATATGCGACCAAAGAGATCGCGAGGACCAACAAAGCTCCACCAACAAATACACTCATAGTTTTCTCCTTTCTAAAAAAATACTCCCGGTAGGACTTGAACCTACGACCTGGCGGTTATGAGCCGCTTGCTCTACCAACTGAGCTACGGGAGTGTTGTTTATCTTGATCGGGCCCACCGACAATGAGTCTTTTTTACGCCCTTTTTATTTACTTTCGTAGTACAGACTTCTTCCCAAGTTTCAACAACTTGGGGTGGTCTCACGCCAACTGAAGGATATGGGAGGTAACACCCGCCCCAAAAAATCATTCCAGCCAATAGTACAATAAGTTTTTTCATTTAATCTTCCTTTTTAAAAGTACGCCCGCCTGGACTTGAACCAGGGCCATCCACCTTATAAGAGTGGCACTCTAACCTACTGAGTTACGGGCGCGCAAATCTTATAATGCTAAATATATACTATCATGCTTGCTTTTGCGTGTCAAGGGCTTTTTTAAAAATTGAAATGTAAAAAGCACCAAAGCTGCGCAGAAAGTGCACACGGCTATCAAACCAAGAATCGCAACCATAATAGCGTAACAAATAAAATAAGTAACAAACTGTTCTTCACCAATATTTGCAAAAATGTCCATGGATAAATAATACTACTTTTATTCTTTGTTGTCAAGCAATTTTTATAATTTCTACTTTTGGCCTTTCCCGGCTGTATTCTGCGGCAACATAATATTTGTATCTGCCATTTTCTCTCTTAAAAATGGTCATTTTAAGATTATCGCACGTGCAAACATCAGCTTCGCTGTTTTCATCATATTCGTCATGGTAGAAGGAGTGGCCACAGAACAAACATGTGACTTTGATTCTTTCTGGCATTAGATGATATCATCCACCAATCCATACCTAAGACATGTTTTTGCATCAAGCCACAAATCATGTTTTAAGATTTGATTTAATTTTGTCTTAGGAATTTTTGTGTGTTTCTGATATATGTCTTTAATCGTTTTCATTAATAAATTATTGTTCTTCATATCATCTTTTAATTCTTCATATTTCCCCCACATGCCAGATGAAAGCTGATGGATTAACATGAAAGAATGTTCATAGATTAATCTATGATCTGCTACAATACTCATCATTGTGGCTGCGCTAGCTGCACAGCCGTCGACAACTGAAGTTACTGGAGCTTCAGAGTTTTTAATATAGTCTACAGCAGAGAGGCCAGCAAAAATACTTCCGCCATAACTATTAATATGTATATACATATTTGGCGGCTCAGAAATGTTTAATAACTTGCGCGCTTGGGTGAGATCCATCCCGAGATTTCGAATTTCTTTGTTTAGCTGTAAGACTTTGGATCTAGTTACTTCTGAATAAAAATAAATTCTATTATCAGAGCGTTCAATTTTGTCCTCAGAATCTCCGGAGTCGGATATTACAAGGATATTGCTTTTTTTCTCTTCTTCTACGTCTTTATTTTTCTCGCCACCTAACCAATACAAATTTTTCACGCGACCTCCAATTAAGTTAAAGTTTAGTACCCTCGGCAGGACTCGAACCTGCGACCATTGGTTTAGAAGACCAATGCTCTTCCATCTGAGCTACGAGGGCATTAATAACAATATTTGTGCATCATTTTCCAAGCACAATCACTGTAGCACCACATTTCGTGGCATGCCTCGTTTGCTGAATGGACGATAAATTCGCAACATTTATTAGTACAGTATGACTCTCCTATGTCACTTTTTGTATACGGTATCGAATCTGCTGGGTTGCATCTTTCTCCTGGGAATATTGCGTCACACCCGCTTAAAAGAATGACAATAATAAATAGTTTATTAATAACAATATTCATCTACCAATTCCCAGCTACAATAAGTAGCCAGCCCCACGTGGGTTTCATAAACACACCATGTTTCTTCGCATGTTGTGTAGTAGTAAGGGTAATCAATTATCCAGGTACAACAACCATTCCAACACGTCCATACATCTTCATAATAATATGGCGTATCATCATAAGTACAAGTTTCAACTACTTCAATATGGGGGCCAACTGCGACTGAGCCTGTTGGTGTGTGAATCTCACATCCTATGCAGAGCATTGTAAACAATAATATTAATATTTTTTTCATTTTTTTCCTTTTAGTATAATTCTTTTGAATGCAACAAACAAGTCTAGCCAGCTTGTTTTTGATATGCCATCTTCTAACATCATACCATCTGTGTTAGTTTTGTCAAATGTTAATTCAGTATTTTCAACAATGTTTTTAATTTCTTTTTTTGTTTGCACTGACATGCTTGGGCTGTACAGTTGCATTAATTTATAGTTTTCTTTGACTATGTTTTTGTTCTCCAAAATATTTTGATAAGCTTTCAAATTCGATTCGACAAGCTTACAATGTTCACAAACTTCTGTGATGGAATATGTTTTTTCTTCGGCTAAAAATGGAAATCTCTTAGCCACTGTTGGTAACCCAACACCAGGGACTCCATTTAAATTGTCGCTTTGGTCTCCGACAATTGCTCTTGCTAGAGCAAAATTTGTAGGATGAATCCCAAACTTTTCTATGATATTATTTTTGTTTAAAACCTCGCCTTGTGTTGGCCTGTAAACTACAGTTTCCTCATCTAATAATTGAAAAAAGTCTTTGTCACTAGAAATAATAACCTTCTGCCATCCTTTAAAATCAGACGCTTGACAAACGAAAGAAATTACGTCGTCAGCTTCAACAAACTCAAACATCAACTGAGTAACTGGAAAATTATTTAAGTAATCAACTAGCCTAATTTGCTGCCAAATTTTATTTTGTAGTTCTTGTTCCTCCGTTAAGTGTTTGATATCGCGATTTAGGCGCAATGGTTTTCTACCGCTTTTATAGTTTTTATTTACGGCCTTGCGTCGTTGGCTTCCGCCTTTTCCATCCCAGCATATAATAACTTTATCTGGCTTTATTTCGCGGCAAAGCTTTTGTAAAATTTTAAGAAAGCCGGCCGTTCCACCAACGGGATCTCCATTCGGTGTTATTGTTGGGTTTACTATATAAGCTCTCAAAAATTGATTGAGGGCATCTATTATCATAACTCTTTTCATTATTTCTTTTTCTTTCTAGCTAATTTACGGTTTTTGCGTTTCGTCGATCCCAATTTTCTTCTTCGTCTAAATTTTCTATGTGGTTGTTTAAAGCTCATTTTTTTCCTTTGTTATTTAAAAGTAGCTGGAAAGGGATTCGAACCCTTACACCCGCGCGGATAACGGATTTTAAGTCCGTTGCGTCTACCAATTCCGCCATCCAGCCAAATCACTTATTTAGGATAACACAATTTTATTAATATGTAAAGAAAATTATGTCGCGCGGATTATACCATATTCATCGGACATTTGATTCCAGTCTTCATATAGTCGACTGAGAGGGATGTTAACTTTCACTTCTGTTATTTTGTATTCTGCATTAGGCGCCGCACCATGTTTAAAATATGAGCGCCCGCCGTCAACAAAGATCTGGCCGCAAGAGCAATTTCTAAAGTCATTTGGTGCTCTTGAATATACGATATCATTGCAACCTAGGCAATGAACTGCCTTAAGTTTCATTTATTTTCTCCTTTGTTTTTAATTGATTTAAATGGCTTGTTCATGAAGTAATTTTTCTAATTCTTCTTTTATGATTTGTTCTAGTGTAATGCCTTTTTCTCCTCCAAACTTCCCTGTCAAAGAAAGAGCATACTTTGGGCTTTCGGCTCCCAAGCTTTTCCATCTTGTGCCTTTATTAAGTGCAATTTGTTTGCCACCAACAGTTATACCAATTGGCGCTGCACTTCTTGCATGTTGTAGGGTACTTTTTTTAGGCGCAGTAGAAGTACTTCTAAGTCCAATAGGGCGTTGGGTATAATCTTCTGGTTGGTCTTCAATTTTTAGAGGGTTGGGCTTCCGTCTCAATAATGTGTCAGGCATGTCCTGTTTCTTCGATGTCGCTACATCTTCATATATAAAATTTTCTAACTTTTCTCTTATGATTTCTTCTAAATCTTCTTTGGTGAGCTTAAGGTCAGTTGCTTTACAGGGCATTTACTTTTTCTTCTTTTTCGTTTGTTTTGGGTGTGAGTGCGATTGTTCAAGGACCGGTTGTACCTCTTCTGGAGAGATGCCTTCTAAAACTACATCCCCAAATTGCATATCATATTCGCCAATGTGGCCATTTTCATCTAATGAGTGCCATAATACTTTGCCGATTGATTCTTTCAATTGAAACCTTTTTACTAAAGCTGGACTCAGCTTTCCTTCTTTCATTCACTTGTGCTCAAGATCATCAAGATCGTCTTCAAGCTTTGCTTTCTTCTTCTCTTCTTTATCAGTTAACTTTTCCTGTAGCGCATGAGCGTCTACTTCTTCTTGGATAATTTGTTTGAGTCTTTCAACAGAAATTTTCATAAGGGGCCCTCGTTTCGTATTCATTATAAATAGTCGCTAACTTTCAATCATTCCCCTTCTTTTTCGTAATAATCTGCGGCGTTTCCTGTTCTATCATCAAATTTACGAATAATCTCTTCATCCATAATTTCTAATACGCGAGTTCTAAACTTTTCATTTTGAAGCTTATCAACCCAGCCGGAGCCTTGAAATTTCTCACAAGTATTATCTTTATAGCAAAGTTCGTACCAGGCACCAGCTTGTCTTAGTGAATCTGAGCCTTTAATTGCATCAAGCCAGCTTTCCTCGTCTTGTATACCTACTTCGTCTCCCCACAAAATCTTGAAATTGCATTGTCGGCCCTGTGTTCCAAAACGAGATTTTTCAAGTTTAACTTTTACTTCTGAGCCGATCCTAAATCCTTTGTCATCTAAGACGAAAGAAGCTTTTGCTTTTCGACCAGTGAGCCAGACTCGTAAAGAATACGCATAGATCATGGCTTTCCCGCCAGGAGTCATATAAGGTGTGGTAAGAGCCTCTGACGGAGATCGTGTAATGTTTGTTTTAAGCTGGTTTAATACCAAAAATGTTGATTGACTATTTGCAATTGGCACTGTAAGTTTTGACATCCCTTTCGCAAGAATTCTTGCTTTAACTGCCATTGAGGAAAGAGGGTTGAAGTCTCCTTCAATATCTGAGACTGCTGGTGTTAGTGCCAAGGAATCCCAAATAAAGAGCATACGATTTTCATTTGAGCCTAATAGTTCTTCGATTGTTTCAAGTACAAATTCAACAGAGGTAGCTTGTACGTATAGTAAATTTTCAACATTGCAGCCAGCTTTTTCAAGGAACGTAGGATCAATTGCCGATTCAGAATCAAAATAAACAACATCGATGCCCATTTTTTGAGCGTTGGCTGCAACTTGAGCAGCCATATAAGATTTACCAGTTGATTCTAGTCCTGCGATTTCTACGATTTTACCTACTGGAATGCCTGCTAATTTGCCTCGACAAACAATTGAATCAAGCCAGCGAGATCCAGTTGGAATCCAATCTTTAACGAGAGTTGGACTATCTTTATTAAGATTGTGGGCCACATTCATCCCAGCTTTTTTATTAATGATATTCCGCATATCAGCGATTGAAATTGTGCCGGTTTTTTTTGTTTTAGTTCTTGCCATTATAATCCCTTTTAAAAATGAAAGAGGGGAAATAACTTCCCCTCTTTCATACAAATCCACTACCCTAACAAATCAGCAAAAGCTTTATCAACGGAATTCCCTTGATCTTTATTTTCGCTAGCATTGTACTTGGTAGTTTCAGACGAAACTTCTTCTGGGTTTGCTTCCCCCAAAAGAAACTCGTCTAGCATCGCTTGGACTTCTGCAAAAGTCTTGCGACTTCCGGCAAAAAGCTCATCAAAGTCCGGGATGCTATCCAGAACTTCGCGACACTTTTCAGGGCCATCGGGACAAAGCGGGGAACTTCGTCGGCGGGGAGTGATGTTCGTCACTGGGAAGGAAGCTCCTGCAGGTTTTCCATAACCAATCGTCAAATCGGTACCTGCTTCAGAATCAGTGATATCACCGTATTCTGGGTTTAGTACCAAATTCAAAAGCTTTTCATATACTTGTTTTCCAAAGCCCCAAACACGTACGCCTTGATCTTCTTCGCCACGTACAACGACTGGAGCGAAAAAACGTTGTCGGGCTGACAACTTTTTAGCCATTCGTCGACTTTCTTCGGTACCTTCTTGCCAAAGATTTCGAACAAAAGAATCTAGGGGGCAATCTTCGCCAAAATTTCTTTTTGGGCTAAGAAACCCAGGATTGTCGCCTACATTATAATGGAACCAGTAATCCTTGAAAGGATCTCCATCTGCTGTCGGAACAATCCGAATAGTTTGTTCGCCGTCTTGAGGGCGCCAAAAGCCGCTAGCGCCGCCCTTATTTTTAAGCGTGCCAAGACGTTCACGCATTTTTTTCATATCAATTGACATAATTATTATTTTCTCCTTGTTAAAGTCAACATGATAACTCTCTCATGTTGCTGTCTATATAATACTTCATTTTTTTAAATGTGTCAAGCATTTTTTTCATTTTTTTGAATGAGGGTGCTATTTGATACACAATATACATATAATGTTTCATAATTTGTAGAATATACCGCATA